TCATACGTATCAAGAAATTGGATTATTCCCTAAAGCTGTTGTTTCCGGCGGTACTGGTATCTATTACTCAGCAGATAATATCTGGATTCTTGGTCGTCGTCAAAACAAAACTGGCACTGAGGTAACTGGATATGACTTTATTATTAATGTTGAGAAGTCTCGATATGTTAAAGAAAAGTCTAAGATTCCTGTCTCTGTTTCTTGGGACGGTGGTGTGGAACGCAATTCTGGTCTTCTTGATATTGGGCTGGCCGGTGGTTTTGTTGCTAAGCCTAGCAATGGTTGGTATTGTCGTGTTGATCGATCTACTGGCGAATTACTTCAGCCAAAAGTAAGAGAAAAAGAAACTAAGACTGACGCGTTCTGGGAACCTATCTTAAACAACCCTGAATTTAAAGCTTTCCTAGTATCTCAATATCAAATTGGTCATAAGTCGATTGTTGATTTTGACCCTGAATCACCAGTGCAAAATAATCCTGTACAAGAGTCACAAAATGAGTTATAATATATCTGAAGCTGATTTTAGTTTAGTTGAAAGTCTAAGCGAAGATTTCTATGGTGTAAGGTTGAATGGCGGAGAATACGATGGAGTTATCCTAGTATATGGCGCAGTTTCAATTGCAATGCCTGAAGAAGGTTCTCTTGATGAAGATGCTAGACTAAAATTTAGCTACAACATTAAGGATTCGAGTAGATACCAGCCAGATGAATTAGAAAACGATCAAGTGTTTTGTAACTACATTGGCGACGTATTAACTTATATTATTGTAACACAATTAGATAAACAGGAGAATTGTATTGGCCGACCTGAGGAATGATTTATCAACGCACATTCTTTCTCATCTATTAAATAATGATGAGTATTGTCGTAGAGTAATTCCATATTTGCAGCCTTCATACTTTGAAGGTCCTAGCAAAATTACGTTTGACATGATTGTGGGTTTTGTTGCAAAGCATAATAAACTCCCTACTGGAAAAGTACTTCAATTAGAATTACAAAAAGTCAATGCTGATAGTGATTTGCTCACAGCAACTTCAGTTGTGTTAGATGAAATCTCTAATAAAACCGATGTTGATACTGCATATCTTATTAAGGAAACTGAAAAGTGGTGTAGAGACAAAGCTATCTATGCTGCCATCATGGAGTCAATTCAAATTATTGATGGTGCTAATAAAGAGTTTAATGATGATGCTATACCAGGAATCTTATCAAAAGCTCTTGGTGTTAACTTCGATCAAGCTATTGGCCATGACTATATTGATGATTCTGATGAACGCTTTGAATTTTATAATCGTGTAGAAGAACGTGTTCCTTTTGATTTAGAGTATTTCAATAAGATTACAAAAGGTGGTTTACCTAATAAGACTTTGAATATTTGTCTTGCTGGTACTGGTGTTGGTAAGTCATTGTTCATGTGTCATATGGCTTCTGCTGCTCTTAAAGAAAATCGTAATGTTCTTTATATCACTATGGAAATGGCTGAAGAACGTATTGCTGAACGTATCGATGCAAATCTAATGGATGTACCAATTGAACAATTAGAAACATTACCTAAGAATGTGTTTGAAGGTAAGATTGCAAAGATTGCAAAAGCCGGTGTAGGTAAATTGATTGTAAAAGAATATCCTACTGGTGCAGCTAATGTTGGCCACTTTAGAGCATTGTTAAATGAATTGAAACTGAAAAAGACCTTTGCTCCAGATATTATCTTCGTTGATTATCTAAATATTTGTTCTTCATCTCGTATGAAAGCAATGGGTGGTTCTATTAATTCATATACATATATTAAAGCAATTGCTGAAGAGCTTCGTGGTCTTGCTGTAGAATTTAATGTCCCTGTGGTATCCGCAACTCAAACAACCCGCTCTGGTTTTTCAAATAGTGATGTAGGTCTTGAAGATACTTCTGAATCTTTTGGTTTGCCAGCGACTGCTGATTTAATGTTTGCTCTTATATCAACCGAGGAAATGGAAGAGCTAGGACAAGTAATGGTTAAACAATTGAAGAATCGTTATAACGATCCAACAAAGCATAAAAGGTTTGTGATTGGTATTGATAGAAGTAGAATGAAATTATACGATGCTGAAGAATCGGCACAACAAAATATTACAAAAGATGCGCCTATGGCTGACACCGGACCAATTGCTACTTGGGGCGACAATGAAAGAAAAGACTTTTCCAACTTTAAAATATAAGGAACTAAAATATGAAAAATTGGCTTATTGAAAGATTTACTGAAAAATCCACGTATGATGGACTTATGTTTACGGGACTATGCGTGGCAATTGTCTTATTTGGTGATATTGCTCAATTGCTAGCAATGGTAGGTATCGTTGTTGGTGTTTATGCAATGGTGAGGAAAGACTAATGAAAGTTAAACTTATATCATATTCACAACTACCGCCATATGATGAATCAGAAATCGAGAAAAATGATCTATTGCAAATGGTGGCATATTGCGCAAGAGTATCAAATCCATCAAATCAAAATAATACTGAAACTGCTGAGAAGCTAGTTAACTATTTGATTAAGCATCAACATTGGTCTCCATTGGAAATGGTCTCGGTTTGTATGGAAATCGAAACAACTCGTGATATTGCACGGCAGATCTTACGACATAGATCTTTTTCTTTCCAAGAGTTTTCTCAAAGATATGCTGATCCAACGGATGACTTAGCATTTGTAACTCGAGAAGCTAGACTTCAAGATCTAAAGAATCGCCAGAATTCAATTGATATTACTGATCAGAGTGAATCAATTTCTTATGTCTGGGAATCATATCAAGAGGTTATTATTGAACGAGCACTAGCCGCATATAAATGGGCAATCGAAGCAGGTATTGCGAAAGAACAAGCTCGAGCAGTATTACCAGAAGGATTGACTATGTCTCGAATGTATGTCAATGGTACATTAAGGTCTTGGATTCATTATTGCCAGCTACGTATGGCAAATGGAACACAAAAGGAACATATGGAGATTGCTAAGGTTTGTGCTGACGTTATCTACAAGATTTTCCCTCTCGACGACATAAAGTAGTGCCATAAATCACGCGAATAGTGATTATTCATAAAAAAAATGGCATTTTGCTCACTTTTTTGTTTACAACGGTTCCTTATTGGTGTATAATACTACTATAAACACTGATAAGGAACTTTTGTTATGAATGAACTAATGACTAAATGTGAAGAACTTACTGCTGCTATGATTGCTGACTACGACAAACGATTTGACCATGCTCAAATCCAGTTTACCCTTGAAGAAGGTCGAAACTTTATCAAGATCGTCAGAAGCGATTGTGATAATCCGGATCGTCAATCAGTTGCTGGTTTTGTGGTTAAGAAAGCTCCTAAAGCTATTGATAACAAAACTAAGCAACCATTCAAAGTTGGCGATATGCTAATGGCAAAATCATGGAATGCTCCTACCACCAACTTTGCTCGTGGTAATGTATTCGACTTCAATCCTCAATCAATCCGATGGACAGGAATTTAATATGAAATTTAATAAATTTGATGCTCAAATGAAAATGTTGGCTGAACAATCGATTCGCGATGGAGAACAACGATACTCGGAGGAACAAGTCCGAGCTATGGTTGGTGCTCCTACAATCGAAGAATCACAACACTGTATTTGCGGGGAGCCATTAGATAGTTCTCATATGGCTTGTTATGAACACATGAGCAAAGGATATTAATATGGGATTACGTGCTTATAAGGAAATTACTAAGTGGGATGATAATACACCTAACCATACATACATCCTTAATGAGCAAGAGCAATTAGTTGGTTATGTTAAAACTGGAACTAAGGAATATGTGCAGTTTAATAAGCCAATGAAGCAATTCTCAAAAGCTCGTCGTAAATTTATAGAATTGAAACCTGTTGAAAAATATATTGGAGAATGATTATGAAAAGATCCTCAAATAGCTATATTGGAACTTATGACTATCGTGATGCTGGTGGTATGCTTGAGATTGAAAAAATTCGAGATGCCATTAAAGCCGTTAATAAATTAGCATCAACTAAAGACAAATATGCTGCTCAACGAGCAAAATATTATGGTGAAGAAATACCAATGAAATCTCCTGTATATTATGTAAAGCTTCAGGGTCGATTTGGAAAGAATAATCCTAACATTGATAAGTATACTCATTGGACTCGATTCAATGAAAAGTATACCGACTATAGTATTTGTCGATTAGAAGATGCCGAGCGTGTGGATGTTTATGTTTATGAACGTCAACGTTAATGATGGATAATTTACACATATACATCATATCTTTTATTTGCGCCCTGGGATATGGCTGGTCTCAATATAAATCGGGTGTTGCACATGGGGCTGAAAAACTATTAGAGATTTTAGATCGAGAAAATATTATTGACGTTGATGACAATGGAAATGTAACACCGGGCTCTAAAAAAGTATAAATAGTTACTAGAAATAGAGGATATGTTATGCTTTCGAGATTTTCGAACTTCCAAGAAGTATTAAGCGAAGAACTGGTTAAACTTACACCAGCACAATTAGTCAAGCCAAACGGCCAAACTGGTGAACCGCGCATTGATATTCTTGCTAGACTTATTAAAGATGGTGCACCATTAGAGCTTGCAAAGGGTGGAACCTTTGTGGTAGTCGATAAAGAATCAGCTCTAGATCAGATCAAAAACTGGAATGAAAAAACTCCTATTGCTCTTAAGGGTGATGGTGATAATTTTATTACTTCAAATGATCTGGGTAAATCTAAAGTTTTTGGTGGAGCTATGGGCGGTGCCGGTGGCGGAACCTTAATGACAAAACTGACAGAGTCGCACCAATGTGTTATAATTCAAGCTATGTTAGACCATGGCATGCAATCTATGGAATTCTTCCAAGATGATAAGATTTTAAAAGATGCATATAAGAAAGTAGACGTTGATGCTACTTTAGACGAAGTATTATCAGTAGATGATAGCTGGTTCAATTCATCATATCTTTCAGCTCAATTGATTATTAAAGAAGGCTATGTTAAAAAGGGTATGACTCTTCATCGTGGTTCTAAGACCATGGTTGGCATCTATCTTGCTAAAAACGAAGCATTTAAGAATTCAGGGTTTGGAAAATTCAGTGATGATAAATGGAATCCAGGCGATATCTGGGCTACAGCATCAGACTTTAAACTATCCGAAATTAATAAAACTTCAGTACGTGGACTTAATAAATCTATATTAAAGCTATATAGTGAACGCCGATTGGTTGGTATATCATTAAAGCTTGTTAAGAAAGCAGCTAAGATTAAAGAATATAATATTGAAACTCCTCCAGATACAGACGACCACAAATTAGTAAAAGTATTACTCCAAGGTGAAAGGCGTGGTGAATTCTGGTCTTCGAAGGGTGGCACTATTTTTTATGATGTAGGTAGTTTGACAATCAAAGATAATAGTTATCAAGGTACAAACAAAGTAGAAATTAAAGGTAAGACTGCTAGAGGCGGTGGCGCATCTTGGGGTATTATTGTAGATTCTGCTAAACAAGTTTTTGGTGCTAGCAGTAAGATTCCAGAGCATAAAGTTATTAAAGAATTATCTAATAAGATTGCTAAAAAGAAAGATAAGAAATCGATTGACATGATGTGGGGTTTGTATAATCATTTCTATAAGAATACTACGCGTGAAGAGTTTGATAAAAATCTAGAAACAAAAGATGCCGGTTGGGTATCAGCAAAGCTTGGTGCTCTTATTCTGTGTTACAATATCGATAAAAACACTGGCCCTAAGGCAAATCGATTCATCACTAAATTAATTAATTACGCAGGATCTAAATCAGAAGATTCTAGTGCATACGTAAAGGTATATGAATAATGTTAAAATTTAAACAACATCTGTCAGAGGCTGCAGGTAAGAATACTCATATGAAACATATTGAGGACCTTGTCCTTGACGGTGGTGTTAAAGGTGCACGACAAGCAATCCTTGCGCTTCGTTCAATGCGTGATATGTTAGCCGGTAATTCTAAATCTAAAGTAGATGTTACTGTAAAATGGGACGGTGCACCAGCAGTATTTGCTGGTATAGATCCTCGTGATGGAGAATTCTTTGTTGCTAAAAAGGGTGTCTTCAATGCTGAACCAAAAGTATATAAAAGTCATGAAGATATCGATGCAGATACTTCAGGTGATTTATCAAAGAAACTTAAAATGGCATATGATAACCTTAAAGATCTAGGTATTACTGGAGTTATTCAAGGTGATTTTATGTTTGATAAAGCAGACCTAAAATCAGAAAAGATTGATGGAACTACATATACTACTTTTCATCCTAATACTATTGTGTATGCAGTACCAAAAGGTTCAGCAATCGAGAAAGAAATCTCTGCTGCTAATATTGGTATTGTATGGCATACAATTTATACCGGTGCTACTTTTGAAACTATGAAAGCCGAATTTGGTAGAGAAATTACACCAAAGCTTAAAGCAAGTAAAAAAGTTTGGATGCAAGATGCTACATTACCTGATTTATCTGGTACCGCAACTATGACTGCGGCTGAAACCGCTGCAGTAACCGCACATCTATCGAATGCTGGCAAGATTTTCAATACAATTGCTAGCTCTACTCTTAAAGAAATCGAGTCAAATAAAGAACTCAATCTAATCATTAATACATATAATAATACTAAGGTCCGAGCAAATGAACGTATTACTAATACAACTAAGCATGTTGCTGGCCTAATTGATTATGTTAATGACCGTTATATGAAACAAGCAGAAAAGCTAAAGTCAGATGCCGGTAAGGAAAAGAAATTTGCTCAACGTGATCAAATTCTTAAATTTTTCTCCGCTTCTAACAAAAAAAGTTTAATAAATGTGTTTGATTTACAAAATTCTATTGTAGATGCGAAGTTAATTATTATAAATAAACTTAATAGTCTTAATACGATTAATACTTTTGTTAAGACTACGTCCGGATTTAAAGTAACCAACCCTGAGGGTTTTGTTGCTATAGATCGTATGGAAGGTGGAGCTGTTAAGTTAGTTGATAGATTAGAATTTTCTACAAATAACTTCAGCAAAGATATTATTAAAGGTTGGGATAGCCCAAGTCGATAACCTTTATGCATGGGAACCGAGGATAAAGCATGTATTCATTTAAAGATT